GAGCTGGTCGCCCTGGAAGATATCCAAGGCTTGACACGCCCCGAAAAGCATGGAATATAGAAGCCGAAACGGCCCGGTGGGCCGTCTGCCGGGACCGGCCGCCCGGCACTGATGATGGCAGGCCAAAGAAAGGAGCAATAGAATGCTATTTCGTAAATTTGAGGCCGTGGAGACGGCAGAGGACACACGGTATTTGCTGGACGGCGAAGAGATACGCCATGTGGTAGGATGCGCACTGGAGCTGCTGAGCGCAGAACGCAGCCGATATCTTCTGACGCTGAAAGTGGCGGTTTCCAATTGCACCTACCGGGTGAAGCATGGGACCGAAGAGGAAGACACAAGCTACCACCAACTGCGGGTAAAGATGGAGGGGTTCTGCCCCGACAGTGTTCAGCTGGACGACCGGGATATATTGGTCGGGCTGGTTGGATTCGGGATGAAACTGCACGATGGAGACCATGGCACCGTGGCGACGCTTTTGATGTGGGTGACCACCGACGAAGAAACGGCCAAGCGATATGAAGGGGATGAAAATAATGACTTACCATATTAAAGATGCACTGAAAAAACAGTTCGACCTGCTCTCGGAGGCGTCTGAGGGGTGTGTAGACGGCGATGAACTCAGCGCTCTGACGCACGCAATGCTTCAGGTCTGCGAGTTTCTTGAAAGGATCGAGCGGGATGAGGCCGCACGGCACAGCTCCGACCAAGGCGGCCACACGGCGCAGATGGATCCCCACGCCGGAGACGGAAAGATACCGGCCGCGCTGTGCAGGGGCATGCATGAACACGGAGTTCCCGAAGCGATAACCGTGGACGACGGCGAGGAGCTGCGATCTGTCCGCCCTACGGATTTTAACGGCAAGGCTATTGAGCACGTGATACGGCTGCTCAAGGAAAAAGGCGCGCCAGCGGATTTCTTCCGGGGGAAGTGTTATCAGGAGGTTTTGCGCGACATTGCGGATGCGCTCCGAATTGAGAAGCTGGCAAACGAGGCCGCACAGATGATTTCCGGCATCGCTGCCGACCGCAGCAAGAGGGGCGCTGACGTATGAACAAATACGAAGAATTGCTGCAGGCTACAGAGCCTGCAAGGAACCTTCTGCGGGCGCAGTACGACCCAATGTGCGAGATACGCATAACATTCGACCGCGTGGACGTCCTGCGCGGGGAGATGGGCCTGCCGTTTGAGGCTGCACGGCAGGAACCCGGCAGCATAATGCGCGACGCGATTTTCGGCAGCCATCCGTACAAGCATGTAGAAGAATAACAGCCGAAACAGCTCTTCGGAGCTGTCGTGCGGGGGCTGACCGCCCCGTGCCCGATGATGGCAGGTCAAAGGTAGGTGAAGTTTTTTGAACACGGCGCTGAAAACGAAAGATGTCGCCGAGCTGATGGGAGTTTCCGTGCAATATGTGCGAAAACAAGTCCGAAACAATGCATTTCCCGGGGTAACTACTCAAATCAATAAGACCGGGCGTCCGGAATATCACTTCACTCCTAACATGCTCCCACTCAGTGCGCAGGAAAAATACTACGCGCAGCAGCGAGCGGCGCTGACTTTGAACGTAGAGCCGGAAACGGCGGAGCCGAAGGCTTCAAAGCCCTTCGACGCATACAGCGAGGCGGAACGCGAAGAGATCGTATTCTGGAAGCATGTGGTGCAGCAGTGGGGCGGATATACGCGGAAGAAGGGCGAGAGCGAGGCGGAGCTGCTGGAGCGGTTCCTGGCCTGGCTGCGGTTGGAATATCCGGAGCGGAGCTGGAGCAAGGCGACGCTGTACCGCAAACGGAAAGCGCTGGAGGACGGCGACCTGGACGGGCTGGTGGACGGACGCGGCAAGACCAAGGGCTCCCGCGTGAAGCTGGAGCCGGAGGTCGCGGAGGTATTCCGGGCGTTTTACCTGCAGGAGACCCGGCACCCGAACGTGCAGGAGGCCATGTGGGGCGCGGAAGAATACCTTGCGGCACACATGCCGGACAAGCTGCCGCTGCCCTCGTACAGCACATTTTACCGCTACGCACAGAGCATCCCGCCGCAGCTACGGGAGCTGGGTATTTACGGCGAAAAGGCCTGGCGGGATAAATACGGATTGTACATCAGCCGCGACTATTCCAACCTGTGCAGCAACGATTACTGGGTGTCGGACAGCCACACGTTCGACGTGCTGAGCAAAGCCCCGGGCGGCAAGCCGCGCAAGCTGTACTTAACGGCGTTCATCGACGCCCGCAGCGGCATCTATACGGGCTGGTATGTAACGGACAACCCCTGCGCCCAGGCAACGCTGTTCGCGCTGCGGCGCGGCATCGAGCGGCACGGTATCCCGCGGAAGATCCTGAGCGACAACGGCCGCGAGTTCCTGACGCGGGACGTGGGCGGGCTTGGGCACAGGGCCAAGAAGCCGAAGCCGGGCGCGCCTGTGGACCCGCCGCCCATCTTCAAGAGGCTGGGCATCCAGCTTGTGTGCGCAAAGGTGCGCAACGCCCAGGCGAAGCCCATCGAACGGAAGTTTCTGGACATGAAGGGCCAGTTCAGCACGCTTTGGGAAACGTTCACAGGCGGCAACCCGACGGAAAAGCCGGAATGCCTGAAAAAGGTGCTGAAGCAGGGGCATGTGCCCACGGACGAAGAGTTCGTTGAGGCCGTGGATACGCTCATCAGCGGATACTTCAATATGCGGCGGTACAGCGGCCCCATTGCGGAGGACCGGGAGCTGAAGCGGATGGACGTGTTCCACCTTCGGATGGGCAGCGAGCTGGTGAAGCCCGCGTCCAAGGAGGACCTTGCGCTGATGATGCTGCGCTCGACACGGCCGCAGACGGTTGGGCAGCGCGGCGTGCATGTAACGGTGAGCGGCGTGCGGTTCGAATACTTCACACCGGAGTTTCTGTGGGAATACGCGGACAAAAAGGTGTATGTGCGGTATGACCCCGACCACCTGCAGACCTGCCGCGTGTATACCAGCCCGGATGACCGGTTCATCTGTGAGCTGCCGCTGGATACAAAGCTGACCGTGGACTTCGACGGCAGCAGCGAGGATATTGCCCGGGCCATGGCCGTGATCAACAAGCAGGCGCGCATGACAAAGGCCGCGCTGAAGGATACGCGTGTTGAGGGTATCGACCGCCGGACGATGCTGGAACTGAAGCTGGGGGCGGCCCGGCGGGAACAGGAAGAATATGTGCCGCCTGCGACCAAGACGCCGATCCGGATGAAGTATTCGGATGAAAAGCAGGCTGAACTGGACCTGCGGCTGGCGGTGGGCCAGGTGGATATGGGACAGATCAACCGAAACCGAATGATGATGAAGGGAGAAACAGACGATGGAGACGACTGGTAAAACGTATGAATACGATGAGGCACTGCGTGCGCGGACAGAGGCGTATACCGATAAGGATACCGGCAAGATCTCGCGGAATCTTCTGGGTAAGCGCATCGGCGTGAGCGGCGCGAGCGTCAGCACGTACGTGAACCGGAAAATGGCCTGCAGCCCTGAAAATATCGAGGCCAAGCTGCGGGAGTACTTCCGGCAGGAGGACGAACGGGAACAGGCAGCAGCGAAGAAAGAGGATTTCCAGCTGGACACCGGGTACAAGCCCACCTCCGTTTCCGAGGATGCGTACCAGACCATCCAGCACGCACAGCAGGAACGGAAGCTGGTGATCCTGCACGGAGACCCGGGCGTGGGAAAAACGCAGGCAGCGCTGCAGTACTGCCGGGACAACCCGAAGAGCACGGTGTACATCCGCATTCAGGCGCACAAAACCAGTATGGCGGGCGTGGCGTCCATGCTGTGCGACCGGCTGGGCCTGCCGCAGACGGGCGGCAGCGAGAAGATGTGGGATGCGATCCACGCGCGGCTGATGAATACGAACATGCTTATCATCGTGGACGAGGCACAGCTGCTGAAGCAGAACGTACTGGATGAGCTGCGGCAGTTCCCGGACGGCGATGAGCTGGAGGGCATCCCGGGAAACGGCGTGGCGCTGATCGGCAACAGCGAGCTGTACGAGCGCATCCGGCGCATTGAGATTCGCAAGCAGACGCGCTCCCGAATGGCTGTGCAGCGCGCGTACCGGACGCGGGACCTCACGAAGGAGGACGTCCAGATGCTGTTCCCGCAGTTCACGGGGCCGGAGCAGAAAAAGGAGCTGAAGCTGCTGGCAGATATCTGCCGCGCGAGCAGCAGCGACATCCGCATGGCGAAGAACATTGTAGACCTTGCCGCCGGGGCCGGAGACCTGAGTTATGAGGGACTGCTGCGGGCGGCGGCGAGCACTCCGGTCGGGATGATCTGACCGGTATTTAAACAGGGATTCAATGGAGGGTAAAGCGATGTTAAACAGGGCAAAAATGTGCGTTACATTCGCGGCCGGAGCCGCGGCAGGGCTGATGCTGGCGGCATGCCTGGCGGTGCAGGGCTCCCGCCCCGGCGTATTCGGCGGCGAGGCCCTTATCCTGCCGCTGATGGCCCTGCTGCTGTATGTGGGCTATGAGGCCGGGCAGCTCTCGGCAATGGCGCAGGCGGAGCAGCGGCGGCGCAGGCGCAGGGCCGGGCCACCGTACCGGGTGGAGCATGGGGACGAATAAGGGATGCCGGATGGTGACGCCTTGTGACCGGAGCTGCCGCGGGCAAAGCTGCTGCGGGTGCTGCGGCTCCCCGCCGGGCCTGCACCAGACGGGGACGCTGTGGCAGCCCTATGATGAGAAATGCTGCCACCGCACGCAGAAGGACCAGCCGCTGGTCTGCATGCATCTGCAAGGCCGGCTGCGGCGGGAGTGGATACAGGATATAGAGGAAAATGAGCTGCGGGTGTGGCCTCCCAGCTTGGCTACGCCGCGGTACAGGAAGGAGAAAACGTAGATGGAGTTTACAATCAACATGCTGCTGGGGATATCCGTGATTCTCGGCGCACTTGTCATCGTGGGACTGCTGTACGGATGGGTACTGAAGGTCATCAATTGGACGTGCTGGGAATGGGAAAAGATGACCCGAAGGCGCGATGGCTGGACGATCTTGTTTGAATACCGACGCCACCGCGATGAGTTCCTTGCCTGGCGTGAAGAACAGAAAAAATAGCCGGGGCCTTCTGGCCCCGCCGTAATGCAGCCCCGCCGTAATGCAGCCCCGCCGCTGGTGGGCCGGTCACAAGCCCGAGGAAATGCAGAGTGCGGCGAAGGAGGTGAAACGGGCCGTGACGAAATATGAGTGGTACAAAGCGCACGGGATATGTCCAAGTTGTGGCTGTAGAGATGCGGCTCCTGGACGGGTGCACTGCCTGGAGTGTCTCGAAAAAGGGCGGCTGCGCTGGGCGCAGAGACAGAAAAAACAAAGCCCGGAACAGAAAGAATGTCATAAACGGCACATCCAGCGTAAAACAGACCTGCTGCGCGCCTTCGGCGTCTGCGTAAGATGCCAGCGGCGGGACGCTGTCCCCGGACGCGCACAGTGCGCGTACTGCCTTGCCCACAGCCGCCGGTACATGCAGGCCCGGCTGAGGGAGAAGGGAGTCATGCCGCGGGACATGATGGGCTGGCCTGGAATATGCAGCCGATGCGGAAAGCCGACAGGCACGCAGGAAGCGCATAGACTGTGCCCCACATGCCGGGAAGCATCGCAGCGGACCATTGAAATTGCCCGCAGCAGCCGCACGGAAAAGAATTGGTTCGAGCGCACGCACTCGCTCATGGCGTGGGGCAGACCATAAGGAGGTGAAAACAACGGAAAAGCATGAAGAAAAGGCGTCGGAAATTCTGGCCCGTGCCGCAAAACTGCTGAACGACGCCCAAAAAGTATACGATGCGAATTTTGAGCTGATGAAAGAGCAGGACGCCCTGCAGCAGGATCTGCTGCATAAGCTGGAAATCGAAAATCTTACGCGGGATGAGCGTGCGAAGCTGGCCACAGAGCTGCGTGACTGCCGCAGGCTCCGGCGTAAGCACAAGGACGTTGTGGAGGAGCTGGAGCCCATTGCAGGGTATTGCGGGACCACAGCCGGCATGCAGGCGGTAAAGCAGTTGTCCCGGTTTGTGGGCGAGCTGCGGAAAGTGGAAAACTACCACCAGAACCGGCACTACGTCCCCAGATCCGGGCGCGTAAAAGGAGATGTCCAGGATGCTGAGTGAACAGGATAAATGCGAGATCCGGAAGTTGTATAGAAATGCAATCGACCCGCGCCAGCAGGTGAAAATCTTGACGCAGCTGTATCTGGTGAGCCGTGAGGAGATTCTGGACGTACTGGGGCCGCTTGCCGAACCAAGCCGTCCAAAACCGAGCAGGAAGGGCCTGCCCAAGCGCAAATATGCTCCGGCGTTCAAGGCGGAGGCCATGCGGCGGCTGCGCTCCGGAGAATCTTTTCGGCGGGTGGCTGAGGATATGGGCGTCAATGTGCGGACCATGGCTACATGGGCCTATCATGTACGAAGGGAGAAAAAAGACTGATGCCAAACTGTAAGTTTTGCGGTAAACCCGTAATATCCGCGCGCGTGATGCACGCGCACTGCTGGGAGCAGAAAGTCATGGAGCTGATGGAAACCGTCTGCGACAGCTATTGCCGCTGGCCGCTGGAGTGTAAGAGCTCCGAAGAGCTGGAAGAAAAGCACTGTAACGCCTGTGCACTGATCCAGGCGCTCAACCTCGGGCTGTGAGCATCGGGAAAGGCCCCGCAAACGCGGGGCCTGGGCGCTTCACGGATAAAATATCCGGATAGGCGATTCATCGGGATGCAAACTGTTCCACATTTCGACAATATCCAGCGGCATCAACCGGAACCCCTTTTTAGAAATACATACACCGTTGCCGAGGTCGGTCAGCACTTTGTAGAGCACCACGGCCGCACCGCGCTGCAGCCCGGAGATCCATTGCCGGATGACAAGAGCCTGAAGATCGGATACGGCCTGTTGTTTGAGCCAACCTGTTTGCCTTGTTGAATCGTCAACCCGCTCTACAACACGTCCCATAAGAAGGTCGTAAACAGCCGGGTCAAAGTCCTTCCCTGCATTCCAGTCGTCCACGAGCTTTTCAAGCGTGGCGCATGTCTGCTCCGGGTCGGCAGCATACGCTTCATGGAGTACGCTTTCGCCCGCGCATTCATCAATCATGGCGCTGAGTTCGTCAACTGTCATAACATCTCTCCTTTTCTCATGGTTCTGTAAAGAGCGATTTCGTTCCGGTCCGGTTACACATACGGGGCCGCGGCCCAGGAGGGCCGGCGTGGCCGGTCGTAACGGCAGTCCCGCACCAAAAGCCCCGCCCGGAGGACCATCCAAGCGGCGCTGAAGAAGAAATATGGAGCTGAAAGGATTTAAGGCTCCACACGTACAGGATACCACGGCCCGGCGGCCGTTTCAACTCTGTTTTTTAGGAGCGTGATAGGATTGACCGTTCAACAGTGGCGCAGCCTGCGCCGCAATCGAAGATGCATGTACTGTGCACATGCCCATACCGTTTACGGCCGGGACGGGAGCATCTGCTTCTGCCGGGCAAAAGAAAAGCTTGTGTATGAGGGTCTGCCCCGCTGGTTCTGTCCGATATACACAGTGGAGGATTCATGATGACATTGAAAGATTGTACTAAGGCGGAACTACTGTGGATCATTGACCGGCTGCGCAATCGTGGTCTGTATCGGCTGGATACTATTATTGCTATCGCTTTGAACGATCTGGAATATCAGCGTGAGCAAAAGAAGCTGGATGAAGCCGACCGATTGAATGAGGAGTCCGCACGACTTCGGCAACAGGCGGCGGAGCTGTTGACGCCATACGAAGGCAAGCCTATCCTGGACATCCCGGCAGACGTGCTTGACCGTGCGTCTGCCATCCTTGAGGAAGCGCAGGCACTGGAAGAGAAGTGGAACAGACTCATGAAGGTGTGAAAGGAGTGTTCTATACAATGGAACAAATAGACATGACAAAATATCTGCCCTGCACTGCCCGTCTGGTGGGCGGCACACTGTACATACTGGACGGCGAGGGACGCGTGCAGCGTCGCCTGGACCCGCTGCAAACGGCCATCGAGTGGTTTCAGATGAGCAACGACGCCTTCTATGCGCGGTACGGTGTGAACTGGATCCCGAAGGAGCCGTACTATTCGCAGGCACGCCGGATGGTGCATTCGGGAGATGGCCGCCATGCGTGAAGTTATCCGGGGCTATGCCCCGGCCGTAATGCAGCCGCGTAGTTGTGCGCGCCGGTCCCAAGCCCGGAAAATGCAGAGGGCGGAAAATTGAGAAAGGATGTGGATACATATGGCAAGGAAAAAACTGCACCGGGAGCCTGTGCTGAAGGACTGGGCGGAAGTGAACGACGCGCTGCGCAGCATCCACGAGTACGAGCACGCGCTGACGGAGATGGGCGTGGATATGTCGCGGCGCATCGACGCCGTGAAAGCTGAATACACCAAAAGCGCGGAGCCGCTGCAGAAGCGTGTCAAACAGCTGGAAACGGACGTTCAGGAGTATGTGGAGGCGCACCGGGAAGATATGGCCGGGAAAAGCCGCCAGCTGACGTTTGGGCGTGTAGGCTTCCGGCAGTCCACGCGGCTGATTTTGGCGAATGCGAAGGTGCCGCAGGCCATCGCCACGCTGCTGGCCATGGGGCGCAGGGAGCTCGTGAAGACGGAACAGAAACTGGACCGGGACGCTCTCAAACAGCAGCCGGAGGAAGTTCTGGAGGCTGTGGGCGCGTATCTGAAAACCACGGATGAATTTTTCTACGACACGGGCGACGCCGTGCCGGAGGAGTAACAAGGAAGGAGGAGCAGCTATGGGTGCTCGGAGACAAGAAAAAGACGGGATAAAATATATCTATGCGCTGGGCCGCGAGTTGGGTTTGTCCGATTCAGCGCTGGGCCATGACGATGATCTGCATATTCTGGTGGAAGGCGTCACCGGCTGCTCCTCCATCAAAGAACTGTCGGCGGCGGAGCAGGACGCCGTCATTCATGAGCTGCTCCGCCGCAAGGCTGCGGCTGCGCCGGAGACGCTGCACAGGAGCAAAAAGCCGCGTCATTACAATGAAATACCGGGCCGCATGACGGCAAAACAACAAAAATACGCCTGGTTTCTCATGAGTGAACTTGAAAAATATGACCCAGCCCCTGATGGTATATCGCTGCGCTACCGTCTGAGCGGTCTCATCGTAAAACAGTTCCACATGACCAGCTTCCCGGAAGATCCTTTCCGGTTTCTGACCTGTGCCCAGGGTGCTGCCTTGATCAACGGCATCAAGCGGATGGCCGAGGCTGCCGAGCTGAAATACCTGCACAGCGACCGATATCGCCGGGATGTTGAGGCGGTGCAGCATGAATGTTGAGCTGCTGGAACTGCTGGAGCTGGACGACTTGCAAGGTGAGGTACGTGAGCTGGCGGAGTGTATTGGAATGGAAGCTTTCCGGCGGCTGCTGGAACGTTATGGCGGTACCGGAAAAATGTATATCCCACAGCCGGATAAGGTAGTGATCCCTGTGCGTGATGTGCTGATTCGCCGGGAGTACAACGGATACAACACCTATGAGCTGGCGCGCAAGTGGAATCTGAGCGACGCATATGTACGGCAAATCGTCAAGGATAAAGCGGCAGAGATCCGCCGGGCACCACCGGATGGGCAGCTGGCATTTGACGACTTCCCGCAGAAAATTGGGAGAAATAGTTCACCTGAACAGTCTATAAAAGATAAGGTATGATGAACTCACAACGAGGGCATCGTGCCTTATCTTTTTGTATTTCGGAGGAAATCACAATGACGTTCGACGCCGGAACCTGGTGGCTTCTGACAGTCATCGTAACAACGGTGGTAGGGCTGGTGGGCTTTTTGTTTGGCCGCTCGGTGTTTCGGCAACTGGATGAAAACCGGGCAGACATCAAAGAAGTGCGCGAGAACTATACCCCGCGCACCGACCACCAGAAGGACCTGGAAGCGGTGCGGCGCGAAATGAAGGAAATGCGCACGGAAATGCGGACGGAGATCCGGCAGATGAGCGACGATGTGAAAGACATCAAGGAAAATTGCATCCGGCGCGAGGAATTTGTTTCGCACCAGCTGAAGCTGGAGAACAAGCTGGATCGTCTGATGGAGTTCATGATGAAGCAGGGAGGCAACTGAGATGGACGAAAATGAACTGCGCCGAAAGATGCAGGCCGGAGAGCTTGCGGCCAATAACGGAACTGTGATGCGCACACTGGCCATCGCGGGCTGCGATTTCAAATTTTTAAAGCTGAAGAGCCTGCTGCTGGCGCTGGCGGGCGGCATGGACCGGATGGCGCTGTGCAGCAGCATCAACTACCTGGCGGACAGCGGATACATGCAGGTGCGATGCATCGAGGACAAGGCTCCGTCCAGCGTTTCGGACGCAGAGCTGGAGGAACTGGAGGTCAAGCTGACGCCGCGCGGCATCCAGCTGCAGCGCTGCGTGAAGAAAGACCCGCTGGTGGATATGTAGGAGGGCTTGAGGATGCGCGGAAAAAACAGGAGCCGCAGCACCATATCACAGCTGCCGCCCGAGGTCCGCGACGTCGTGGATGAGATGGTGAAAGCGACGAACACCTGCACGCTCGCGGATATTCAGAAGTATCTGGCGAGCCTGGATGTCACGTTGAGCCTGCAGGCAATCAGCACCTACAGCAGAAAGCTGCTGGCCTCGCTGGAGGATATCCGTGTGACAAACGAGCGGATGAACGCCATGGTACGGGAAGCGGCGAAGTATCCGGAGCTGGATTTTTCCGAGGTGATTAACCGGGTGGCGGGCCAGAAGATTCTGGACGCCATCCTGTCGAAGCCGGACGAAGAGTGGAACGATATCGCGCTGGATAAGCTGCTGCGGGAGATGAACGCGCAGACAAAGGCCGTGGCGTACGCCCGCAGACTGGATATTCAGAGCAAGGATGACACGCAGGCCGCCGTGGGCGAGCTGAAGGCGGAGTTCTTCTCAGCCCTCGGCACGGAACATCCGGAGCTGTACCGCCAGCTCATTGCGGCGCTGGAGCGCCGGCAGAAAGGGGCGCAGCGCGGATGAAATGGTACGTGCTTCAGGTCATGACCGGAAGCGAGCGGGACGTATGCACGGCGCTCCGGCGCAAAGGTGTACAGGCTCGCGCTCCGGCCCAGCAGATGGAGATCCGGCGGCAGGGCCAGTGGCAGACCGAGGAGCGGCTGCTGCTGCCGGGATATGTGTTTGTGGGCGCGGACTATAACGCGGCGTTGTTCCATCTCGTTTCCCCTGTCCCCGGCGTCATCCGGTGGCTGGGGCTGGAGCACGGCGAGCCGCAGGACACTCGGGAGGCGCTGCGGTGGCGGCTGGACAGTGACGAGACGCTGGAGCCCAGCCGGGTGCTGTTTCACGCAGACGGCACGTGGCACGTTCTGGACGGCCCTCTGGCGGCGTTTGCAGGCTGCCCGGTACGGATGGAGCGGCGGCAGCGCCGGGCGTATGTGACGGCGGAACTGGGCGGCGCAGCCCGGCGGGTGCGGTTCGGCGTTATCCCCGTGACAGAGGGCGGCGGGCCATGAAGCGGAGGCAGGACCCGCGGCGGGAGCTGGCGCGGAAGATCTCCGGCGCGAAGCTGAAGGAGCCGCCGGAGCTGTGCAAACGGTGCGTGTGGGCTATGCATGAGAGCGGCTGCCCTGTCTGCCCGTTTCCCCGCTGCGTGCGGCGCAGCACCTCGAGAAATGTGGAAAAGTTGAAACAGATATGAAAACTTGTTGAAAGCATATTTTTAAACACCTGTTAAGAGAGCGTTTAAACACGTACAAGAAAACCATGAAAGCAGCGGGGTCGATTCGTCCCCCGCCCGTGGCCATGGCGGGCATAGAGGGGTAAAAACCGGACGGAAACGGCCGGATGGCGAAGCATGCCCCGCGAAAATCCACCCCTCTTGCCTGCCGTGACACGGAACACTGTTTAATTTCCGCTGTATGCCGTTAAAAAACGTTTAGAAGCCCCGGGCCGTCCATGCGGACGCCTGGGGGCCTTTTTTCGTTACAGGCGAAATTTGGGGCCGTTGGCACGGCCCGGGAAGGAGCGTATCGTGGGCCGCACACAACAGAGCAGTATAAAGGCTCTTTTGGAGAGCATTGAACAGGCGAAACAGAAAAAGGAATTTAACATTTTAAAAGATTTAAAAACGCTGCATGCGCAGTATACCAAGGTGAATAAGCGGGACTACCTCGCGCTGCTGGATAAGCTGATGGAAAAATACAGCACGGACGAAGCGGCGGCGATCCACGCGGCGCTGCTGAAGAAATGCCAGGCCGGAGACCTGGACGCGATCCGGCTGTGGACGGAGCTGCAGAAAGAGGGCGGCAGCGGCGCGGCGGAGGTGAACATCGTTGACAGCATATAGCCGCCCGGCGGTGACGGTCGATTTAAAGAACGTGATCGGGCCGGGGTTCTATGATTCGCACCGGGCGGTCCGGGAGCAGCGGGCCCATACACTGGTGGAGGAAGGCGGGCGCGGAAGCCTGAAAAGTTCGTTCTGCAGCGTGGAGATCGTGCTGTGGCTGCTGAAGTGGCCGCAGAGCCACGCGCTGGTGATGCGGCAGATGGGAAACACGCTGGAGGACAGCGTGTACTCGCAGATGCTGTGGGCCGTCGCAAAGCTGGGGCTGTCGGAGCATTTTCTGGAGAAAAAGAGCCCGCTGCGCCTCATTTACAAGCCAGACCATCTATTTCCGCGGCCTGGACGATGAGATGAAGATAAAGGGCATCAAGCCGAAGTTCGGGTACATTGGGTGCCTGTGGTTCGAGGAAGCGGACCAGCTGCGCCGCGGCGAAAACGCGGTGCTGAGCGTGAAGCAGTCCGCGTTCCGCGGCTCGGGGAGCAACCCGACCTTAACGCTCATCAGCTTCAACCCACCCGCCAACGCCCGGAACTGGGCCAACCGGTACGCGCGAGAGCAGCAGCCGGGCAAGCTGGTGCATCATTCATCTTACCTGAAAGCTCCGGCGGACTGGCTGGGCAAGGAGTTCCTGGACGGTGCGGACTGGCTGCGCAAGACAAAACCGCTGAAGTACCGGCACATGTACCTGGGCGATATGGTGGGCAGCGGAACACAAGTGTTCGACAACATCGTGAGCCGGAAGATCACGGCAAAAGAGATCGCAGGCTTCGACAACATCATCAGCGGCGTGGACTGGGGGTACTACCCCGACCCGTGGGTGTTCATCCGCACGTATTACCACGCGAGCACCCGGACGCTGTACATCTTCGACGAAGCACGGGGCAATAAGCTGCAGAATGACTACACGGCCCGGCTCGTGAAAGAACGGGTGGCCCCGGGCGAGCTGATCCTTGCGGACCTCGCGGACGAAAAATCCTGCGCGGATTACCGCAGCTACGGCCTGCGGTGCTGGCCCGCCCGGAAAGGGCCGGGCAGCCGTGAGCTGGGCGTGCGGTGGCTGCAGGGGCTGAACGCTATCGTGATCGACCCGGTAAAATGTCCGTGCGTGCTGCAGGAGTTCCTGGAATGGGAGTACGAGGTAGCGCCGGACGGCACGGTGCTGGGGACTTTGATGGACGCAAACGACCACGGCATCGACGCGGCGCGGTACGCCTGCAGCCGCATCTGGCAGCGCAAAGGAGCATGACGAATGAAGCTGAAGGACTGGCTGCTGAAGAAGTACCTGCCCAGCTGGGCGGTGCTGGAATACGGCGACGCGCTGGCGGCGGCGCAGAAGCGTGTGCGGGAGCTGGAGGCGGAAAACCGCACGCTGCGGGCATACATTAACGGCGTGGAGCGCGGGCTGCGGGCAAAGCAGCCGGAAATTCGGATCGAAAGGAGTGACGGCGGATGAACGCAGCCGTAAGGGCGCTGTTTGACGACGCCGCCATCACAGGGGCGCAGGCGGCAGGGCTGAAGGACGCCAGCACAGCGGCTATGCAGGCGGCGGTGCGAGAGTGGTTCGAGCTGTTCTTCATGCGTGAAGCGGTGAAGGGCAAGGACGAAGACCCGGCGCAGCGCATCCCCTACACCATCACCAACAAACTGACAAAGGCTTGTTTTGCGGAGTACGATTCCAGCTTTACGGAAAACGGCATCGAAAAAATGGCGTGGCTGGACAGGCAGCGCAGCCTCATCGACGCCGAAAAGCAGGACGTGCTGCAGTGGGTCATGGTGGGCGGCGAAGGCTTTTTGAAGCCTGCACCGGACGGCACGGGGCGGCTTGCCTATCATGTGGTAAGGCGCGACTGCTACAACGTACTGGCCCGCGGGCCCCGCGGCATCACGGACGTGCTGATGAGCGAGCGGAGCCGGGCGGGCTCCGACTACTACACGCTGCTGGAACGCCGGACTGTGGATGGCAGCGGGTATCTGACCATCCGGTACAAGCTGTATGTGTCGGAAAACAGCAGCACACTGGGGCATGAGGTGCGGCTGGACAGCCTGCCGCAGTATGCGGCGCTGGCCCCGGAGCACACCTACAGCGTACCCTTCGGCGGGCTGGGCATGACCTACATCCGTCTGCCGATGGCAAATAACGTGGACGGAAGCCCGGACGGCGTGAGCGTATACGAGGGCGCGGTGCAGCTGATCCACAACATCTACAAAAACGAGTACCAGCTGGGGCGCGAGTTCGAGCTGGGACGCAGCCGGATCGTGGCGGGCTCGGATATGCTTATGACGCCGGGCCCGGAGGGCGGCGTGATGCGGCTGAAGGACGACGTGTTCGTCGGGCTGGACGGCGACGCCAGCGTGGGCATGACCATCTTCTCCCCCACACTGCGGGATGAGAGCTTCGAGCGGCGCAAGCAGAGCTATTTAAAGGCGTGTGAGAATATCATCGGCCTGAAACGCGGTATATTGTCGGACGTGGAGGCTGTGGAGCGCACGGCAAAGGAGATCAGCAGCAGCGAGGGCGACTACAGCCTGTCGATCATGGACCTGCAGCGGATGTGGTACGACGCACTGATGGAGACACTGCGCATCACGGACCTGTGGGGCCAGGCGCTGGGGCTGTGCGACGCCCAGGCGGTGGATCTGGAGCAGCTGCTGAGCGTAAGCTGGGGCAACGGCGTTTTGTACGACGCAGACAAGGACTGGACGGACACGCTTTCGATGGTGGAGGCCGGCCTGCTGAAGCCGGAACTGGCGCTGGCGAAAAAATACGACCTGCCCTGTGAGACGCCGGAAGACCTTGCGGCCATCCGGGAGAAATATATGCCGGAAATGGTCCAGCTGACCGCCCAGGCCGGGCTGAGGTGACGTCATGGCACTGACACCGGAAGAGATCGACGGGCTGCGGGAACTGATCCTCGCTGTTTACGGCCCCGTCACGGAAGAGCTGCTGCGTGACCTGTGCCGGTGCATTACCGCCGCCGGACAGATATCGTCCGGCGATGAATACAAGCTTCTGCTGACAAAAAGCCTTGCCGGAGCGGACAATGTGATCGCGGACACGCTGCGCAGGCAGACAGACCTCACCGACGACGCGGTGGAGCAGCTGATGCGCTGGGCCGCGGAGAAAACCGCGCCGCTGGAGGAAAACGAAAGCCTGCGGAACATTGCCGAAGCCTATGTAAAGGTGACGCGCAAGGAAGTGGCCAACGTGCTGGGCCAGCTGGCCGCGGCAGATGTGGACGGCCGGGTGTATCTTATTAAAGATGTATACCGGCGCACGATGGACTATGTGTTCCGGGAGGTCTCCAGCGGCGCGAAGACGCCGGAGGAAGCAGTGCGGCGTGCCACGCTGCGCTTGTGGCAGCGCGGCATCCGTACCATTGAACGCTCGGATGGACGCACTTTTTCCGTGGAGTTCATGGCCCAGCGCGCCATTATGGCGAAGATGGGCGAAATGACCACGGCCATCAACGAGAAGCATCACGACGACGGCGGGTGCGACGGCTGGGAGATCAGCGCGCACAGCGCCAGCGCGCCGGACCATGAGCCCTATCAGGGGCGGCAGTACAGTGATAAGGAATACAGGCGACTGAACAGCCGTTTGCAGCGGCGCATCGGCACATTGAGCTGCAAGCACATCGCCTGGCCCATCAAGCTGGGCGTGGACAGCCCTCAGTGGACGGATGAGCAGCTGGCGGAGATGGCGCGGGAAAACGCGAAGGGCGTCACCTACGAGGGCAGGCACTACACCCAGTACGAAGCGACGCAGCAGCAGAAAGCGCTGGAGAACAGCATCCGGCAGTGCAAGGACCATATTGCCGCGGCGCAGGAGGAGGGCCAGCTGGGCAGCGGAGAGCTGCGCAGCAGCCGCATCCTTTTGCGGCAGCTGAACGCGGAATACAAGCGGTTTTCGGCTGCGGCCGGGCTGCGCACCGCGCCGGAGCGGCTGCGGGCAGCCGGGCTGGGCCGGGCGCTGAAACCGGACGGCACGCTGGAAATGCCGCGTCCTGCAGGTACGCTCACAGGCAGCGGCGGTAAGCTGGATGTGGAAGAAGCCCGGAAAAACTATTCTGCGTATCTTGACACCTTGACGGACGCACCGGAAAAGAATATGGTATGGTTAAGACATTTTACGGAAAAAAGTCCGACCGGATACGAAGAAGATCCCACACTGGCCGCCCCGTTTGCATATTCGGCAAAAAAAGATAAAATTTTGTACAACCCGAATGCCCCCGGCTTTGCGGAAATGGATTTCGATTTTGCCAACACTCATGAAAACGCACACCGCGCGGACGTGATGCATATGAGGTCATACAGAAGCGAAGGCTTTAAGCGTGCCGTCCAGCTTGCGGGCGAAAGGGTTTTGAAAAACATGGAGGGCTATCAACGTGTGGCACAAAGTGTACGCAGTAAATCGTTGAAGGATGTGTTCAGCGCATTGAGCGCGGGAAAACTGTATACACAGTTTGGTCATTCAGTCGAATACTGGGAAAGAAACCCGTCCTTTACATTCACGGAGATTTTTGCTGAATTGTTTACTATGGAAACGCAAGGCGATGCGGATCTGTACTTTGTGAAAACACTTTTCCCAGAGCTGTGGGATGAATATCAGAGACTGTTTTAGGAGGGATTTCTGATGTCTTTGCCTTTTGTACCGGGCATTGCTGAACGTATGGAAGAATTGGGATATGACCAGCTGCTTCGGGCGTATGAGGATAAATACGGAAAGAAGTATCCGCCGTTCCGCATGGAGATACACAAGGAAGGTGGTCTCGCCTACATGGAAGAGCTGCGCGCACAATTCCCCGGTGAAAATCTGGATGAGCTCATTGAACGATACACCGACCACAGGAGCGAGGAAGAAAAGCGCGCGGAGCTGGATGCTCTGGTGGATGAGCTGGTGCGCCGGCAAAACCGGCACGCGCCCTGACCTGCGTTTAAACGTCCGTTTAAGCGCCTTTAAATGATAGCTGAAGGACCCCTTCACGGGGGTCCTTTTGTTATGCACAAATATATTGTATTTAAAAAGGAAGGAGACTGAAACATGGCACTGGAATTTGCCAAAGAGCTGCTGGGTGACGCCTACACCGGGGAGCTGGAAGAAAAGCTGGAGGCAAAAATCAACGAGCTGTACGCTCCAAAGGCGGACCTGGACGCAGCTTCGGCACGTGCCGACGGCCTGCAGGAGCAGCTGGGCGCCGCCAACGAGGCCATCGGCAAGTTTGAAGGGCTGGACGCGGAGCAGGTAAAGGCGCAGATTGCGGACTACAAGCAGCGCGCGGAGGCGGCGGAAAAGGACCGGGATGAAAAGCTGGCGGCCGCTGCATTCGATGCGAAGATCGACAAGGCCCTGTCTGACGCGAAAGCGCATAACCCGAAGCTGGCGCGCGGCGCGCTGGACCTTGACGCTCTGCGCGCCAGCAAGAACCAGGATGCGGACATCGCGGCAGCCGTTGCGGCGGTACAGAAAAGCGACGCATACCTGTTCGGCCCGGCGGCAGCGGAACCCGCGCCCGCATCCGGCACCGGGACCTCCGCTGTGCCGGGCGCGGCGAAATATACCGCCGACGAGATCGTCATGCGCAAGGCTGCGGATCTGCCCGTGGACTGACCGTATCACACACACTACACAGAAAGGCAAGGTAAACCAATATGGCAAACAACATTGCACTGGCAAAAACCTTCGTCCCCATCCTGGACGAAATCTACAAGCTGGCGTCGCTGACCAGCAAGCTGGACGGCGCGGCGGAGCTGGCGCGGCAGGGCGCGAATGCCAATGAGCTGATCGTGCCCATGCTGAGCATGCAGGGGCTGGGCGACTACAGCCGCAATGACGGGTACGTCAAGGGCGACGTCACCATGACCAACGAGACCATAAAGTGCAACTACGACCGCGGCCGCAAGTTCTATGTGGACGCACTGGACGAACAGGAGACCGCGAAAGTGGCCTTTTCCCGTCTGTCAGGAGAGTTCATCCGCACGAAGGTGGTGCCGGAGCTGGACGCTTTCCGATTCGCGTCCTATGCGGGAAAAAGCGGTATTTCAAAAGCGACCGCGGCCGATCTGAAGGACGGCGCGTCGGTGCTGGCGGCGCTGCGTGCGGCTGTCACAAAAATGGATGAGGATGAGGTGCCCACGGAAAACCGCCACCTGTTCATCACGCCGACGCTGGACGGTATGATCGCTGACCTGGACACCACAAAGAGCCGTGAGATCCTGACGCGCTTTGCCACAAAGACGCTGGTGCCGCAGACCCGGTTCTATACGGCC